CATCTATGAGTGTACAACCTATGCAGTGAACCAAGCAAAATGGAAAGCAGCAGGTGAATATTGTAAAGACCACCTGATAGAATTTAAAATAGTAACCGAAAACGAACTAGGTATCAAATGAATCGTATTGAAACCATAAAACCAGAACTAGAATCAACAAATGATCCAGAGGATATGATGTTGATGATTATGGATGCTCTCAATACTACAGTAACTCCTATACCTGAGATAGGAAAATTCTATACCTTTGTATATAATGCGAAGACTCCCGACAAACAATATGATCAACACCCATTGATTGCTTGTACTCATTTAGAACAATGGGGATTTAAAGGACTTAACTTTCACTGGCAACAAACAAGAAATTATACATGGAATGAACTAGCAGGTCAGTTATATATTGTGGAATGGAATGAACTTGATGACCTTATGGCAGTTCCCTATGCAAAATACATCATAAATAACTAAAAAGTAATAACTGATGAGTACCACCGACGAAGTATTAGGAAGCAGGAGTGAGATCTTTATAGGTCCAAAGGGAAGAAGGTGCTATACATTAACTAATATGGAAACTGGAAGAGTGGAGGTTAAAGAAGCCACTTGGGGTGGTTCTGTAACCGATAGATACATGGGTTATTTTGAGGATGGACAGTTTGTTCCTGAAAGTGGTTGGAGAAATGTATCAGGAGATT